CAACAAACACACACGATAGAGCACCTGTTGTGGCTGAGGTCAAGTTACCTTGGTTGAACGAGAACACACCAGACTTCCAAAAGATTCGCTCCTATATGCAGAATGGAGGCACTATCGAAGAAGTAAGAAAAAGATACAGCGTATCAAAGGCTGTTGCAGAAAAACTAACCAAATAAAAATATAGTTATGAGTCAAGAGAAAATTTATGTAGGATCAGGTAAGCAAGTTACCGGTAATTACGGAACATTTAGAAGCGTCAACATTTGCTTGACTGACCTTCCAAAAGAGTTCATCAACGAGTACAAAGGCAAGAAGTATATCAAGTTGAATATAAACGATAAAAAGGAGGCTGACGCATATGGCAAAGATGTTAGCATTTCAGTTGACACCTGGAAGCCTACTGCGCAAGCAGCTCCTACTGCGGCAGCTTCAGCAACTGCTGCAGAGGTTCTAGAGGATTTTCCTTTCTAGTTAGTTAGTTGATTTTAGTGGTGATGGGGGCGAAAGCCCCCTGATCACTATAACATAGACACAGACAATGACAATAAAAGAAGCAATAGATAATGCGGTACAGAATGGGGATTCATACGCATTACAGGTTATATTAGATTCGTGGGAGAGAGACTTATATGTTGACCCAAATGGAAGCGTAGAGCATCCACCGGTAGCAATTAGTTTTGGCTCGCACACAATAAACGGAGTTGAGTATCCAACACCAATAGCAACATATGGTAACTTGATTGTGATTCAAGCACCACCAAAAAGTATGAAGACATTCTTTACATCGCTTCTTATATCTGCCTTCCTTGAGGGTGGCACTTCTCGTGGCTTCGGGAATATGAAGGGGCATAGTAACAACAAGGATGTGTATCACTTCGATACAGAGCAGAGTAAGTTTCACGCTCAAAGAGTTTTCTCTAGAACAAACAAGATGGCGAAAGAACCATCTACAGGATATAACACCTATGCCTTAAGGGCATTAGATCACGCAGAAAGAAAGCACTTCATCGAGTACTGCTTATTCGATAAGTCAAACAGAGAAGTAGGTATGTTTGTGATTGACGGTATTGCGGATTTGGTAGCTGATGTAAACAACATCGAGGAGTCAAATAAACTAGTGCAAGACGTTATGAAATGGACGCAACAGCTTAACTGCGTTGGGATTTGCGTGATTCACCAAAACTATGGTTCTGACAAACCAACAGGCCATTTAGGTTCTGCACTACAGAAAAAAGCAGAGTCAATGATCAAGGTTGATAGAGACGGAATGATGGCAAGGATATCAGCCAAGGACACAAGAAACTATCCATTCGAGGAGTTTATGATGAAGATAAACGGATATGGTTATCCAGAGATAGTACCGAATGTAATGAGTAGAGTATGACGTTAACCTTTGAGTTGAGGATTAGGCCAATGCCCCATCAATCTGTCCGGTTCACTAGGTCAGGCAGGACATTTAAGCCTAAGAAAATAATGGACTATCAGTCGTATGTACAGAGATTAGTAAAGGAGCAGTTGCCCGAGGATTTCGTTATGATTCCTGCGGGCATTCCCATTTTTATCCGCAGACTAACTTATCAGTACGAATGGTCTAGCTCAACACCAAAGAAGAGACGTGTAGGAAAGGTCTACAAGCCAACAAAGCCTGATTTACAGGACAACCTGAACAAGGCATTCTTAGATGCCTTAGAAGGCATTGTATACGAACAAGATCAAAACATAGTAAGCATAAATGGGCTAGAGAAATATTATGGTGATGGGGACTTAATCACTTTAACTATAGAGTACGATGCTTGAGAAATTGGGTAAGAATCATTCACTTTGGGTCAAGATGGTCGTTGGTATGGGATGCCGACTAGACGTGGCCGAAGACATAGTACAAGAGATGTATCTGCGGATGCATAGGCTTATTCAGGACGAGTCTAAGATAATGTACAACGACGAAGAGGTGAATAGATTTTTTGTCTATGTAACGCTCAGAAATATGTATATGGACTACCTAAAGGCTAAGAACAGGTTTACGGTATTTGAGTTCCGGGAAGACGATGACCCGGACAAAATGAACTCAGACCAATACATAAACGAAGACGTGGATAATGATCAGGAGCAGGGATTCCAAATGATAATGAACTCTGTGGCTGACGAGATGAGTACTTGGCCTAGGTACGATGCTATATTGGCTAACATATATTTCAAGACTGACTACTCACTAAGAGATATATCAACCGGGTCAGGTATAAGCCTGACCTCAATCTTCAATTCCGTTAAGGGCTACAGGGCTAAGCTACAGGAGCGTTTGATGGAAGACTACGAAGACTACATTAATGGTGATTGGAATTTAATCGGTAAATATAAAAACAATGGAAAGTAACGAGTATTATGAGTCACTCGACAAGAGGACTAGAGAGTACAAAGAATGGAAGGCTAGACAGGAGGCCGCGCCAAGCGGACTAGGAGATGTCGTTGAGCAGATTACAGAAGCCACAGGTGTTAAGGCTGTGGTCAAGTTCATCGCAGGTGAAGACTGTGGATGTAACAAAAGAAAGCAAAAGCTAAACGAGATGTTTCCGTACAAGAAGCCTGAGTGCCTAACAGAGGACGAGTACAACTATTTGGTAGATGAGATGAGGGTGAGTAAGAACACCATCAATCAGACCACTCAGTTGAAGATGCTTAAGGTTTACAACAGGGTGTTCCACCAGAACAAGCAGGCTACTTCTTGTGGCCCTTGCTTCAAGGAAGTATACGATTCATTGAGAAAACTTATTGATGAGTATAACTAAAGGATGGGCAGAAAAGGATTTGTTTGATTGGCTCAAAGCCAATACATACCCTGACCTCGTAAAGGCCAACAACCCTATGTCAAGGTGGGATTGCTATTCGCCTGAGACCACACACAGGATAGAATTAAAATGTAGAAAGAAACACTATGAGACGCTTCTTATCGAACGTAAAAAATACGATTCAGTTATGGATAAATGTAGTAAGAATTTTGACGTTCCTGTCTACATCAATTCTACTCCGGAAGGTGTATATTTATTTAATCTTCTTTTGGTGGAAGTGGTCTGGGAGATTAACCACAGGAATCCGGCAACTACGGATTTCTCTAACACGAAAAGGGTTGCTAAGGAGGTAGCCTACTTATGTATAAACAACGCAGTTAAATTATTATGAAAGGAGCAAAACAAAGTAGAGTAGACGAGCTGTACTCAAGGGTAGAGGCTTTAGAGCAGATGGCACTAATGACGTTTGATATGGCGAATAAGACGCGTCACATAATGACGCGAATCGACAACTATCAGGAGGCATACGACAAGTACCTAGCTGATAAAGATAAAGTAATGGAAACTAAGGAAATTGATTTGACAGATGAGAAGTAGCGTTATGCACTATGAGAATGGGACGCAGGTCGATGTGATTGAGTTTGCGTCTATGTACTCCCTCTCCTTTAATAGAGGTAACATCGTTAAGTATGTAGTTAGAGCCGGCAGGAAGGATGACGAAGTGAAAGACCTAGAGAAGGCCTTGGATTATCTACAGCGAGAGATTGCTATCGTTAGAGCTAGGAGAGATGAGGAGGTTGAGAAGATAAAGAACAATGAAGTTATTGTCCAATATGTAAACCCATAACTATGCCACTACCTAAACCACTACCGGATCAGGGCCAACAGGAGTTTATTTCGGGGTGTATGGCTAATCCAAAGATGATTGGCGAATACCCTAGGGAAGACCAAAGGTTGGCAGTCTGTTACACTCAATGGAGAGACAGAAACAAAAAATAGGGTTCGCCCTATTTTTTTTTGATAAGACGTTTGGTAATTCAATATTTTGTGTATATTTGTTGAGAACTTTAAAACTAATCAACAAATGAGTGTACAAGAATGGGGATGGATAGATGATCCCGAACAAGAGGTAGAACACACCTGTAAGATGTGTGACGAGCCAATCAGCAAAGAAGGATATTGTTCAACAGAATGCTTTGAAGCAGATATAGACGATGAATAAGACAGAGCCAGACTACAAGGAAAAGTACGATGAACTAACCAATAGGATAGAGTTCTTCGCTGATATAGTAACGCTAGTTGGTGTAGTATGTATCGCAGCGTTTTGTTTGAACCTAATAATTAGAAACATTTAATACCAAAGAGAAATGAAAAGTAGCATAGATTTTTTGATAGACCAATTGAGTCCATATATATGCTTTCCATTAGGAGAGTCTGCTGGACATAATCTTAAAGATGTATTTGATAAGGC